GATTACATGGCTATCGCTTGGCCGAGCACCCTGCGGACGCTCAAGAACAACCTTGAGAGCATCCACCAGTACACCACCGAAGGCTTCGGCATGATCGCGACGGGCGAAATTGGCCGTTACGAGAACTGCCGATTCGTCGAACAGACGAACGTTCCGAAGGGTGGCGCGGCCGACTCGACCACGTGGGACCCGTACACCAGCACGCCCGATCCGTGGAATAACGCGCTGTCCGACTGGATTTTCTTCTTCGGTGAAGACACGGTGGCGGAAGCCATCGCGGTTCCGGAGGAAATGCGGGCGAAGATCCCGACGGACTACGGACGCTCGAAGGGTGTCGCCTGGTATTATTTGGGCGGCTTTGGGCTCGTGCATGAGACTGATGCAACGCAAGCCCGCGTGGTGAAATGGGACTCAGCGGTCTAAATAGCACCCACCGCAGCGAATCCACCCATGATACACTTCGCAATCGAAATTTGCGAGGTGTGTCATGGATTTCGAAATCACTCCTTCTCTGGTTGATCGGTTCCACGAGAAGTATCAAAAGTCGGATTCCGGGTGCTGGAACTGGACCGCTGCTTTAGCCGGCAAAGGCTACGGGCAGATCAAGATTCCAAAGACACGGCGTCAGGCTTATGCGCATCGTTTGTCGTACCAAATTCATAAGGGAGCGATCCCGGCAAAGACTGAGGTATGCCATACCTGCGACAACCCGAAGTGCGTGAACCCGGCGCACTTGTTTCTCGGGAGTCGCAAGGAAAATGCGCAAGATGCTTCAAACAAGGGGCGCATTCATGTGTCCCCGATTGGGCACAACGGAGTATTGGCCGTTTCTCAAGTGAAGCGGATCAAGGAAATTTTCCGGCTTAACTTGATGTCGATTGCCGAAGTGGCGAGAGCGTTTGATGTTTCGCACACGACAATCAGCAAGATCAGGCGCGGCCTGAAATGGACCCGCGTGCCCTAATCAACCAGACAGCACCAAATCACTAAGCCCGCCTCGCGCGGGCTTTTCATTTCTGAGCTAATCGGGCCTTCCCCCGCTGCTCGCCAACGACTGTTCCGGGAGGCGGAATGGTTGAGGATTTGCACATATGGCTACGAAATCGATGGCGTACGATCACCCGGAGTATGTCATCCGGCGCAACTTCTCTGGGGTCAACACGGCAGGCGCGAGCGGAAGTAGCGCGTCCTTCGTGGCTTTCCAGAACACGAAGCTCCACGCGGTCTCGTTTAAGGTGCTGACGGCGGGAACGTCTGCGGGCGCGGGTAATGCCGCGATCATCCGCAACGTGAGTGGGACCACGACCACGAACTACACCACGGTTGCGCTCGGCACGAACACCGCCGGCTACACCACGCGTGTAGAACTCCCCTCGACTGCGACGATGCTTCCGTTTGACAACTTCAACTTTGTCAACGGTACCGATGCTACGGGGCGCTTCTTCTTTGCGCTGGAATACAGCGCGCTCCCCGGCGCTGAGGTTTCGGAATAAGCAATGTCCTACGATAAGCGGGACAGCACGGGCGATTCGTGCGAGAGCTTCGGCGCAGCACCTGACGCAAGCGCACAAGCGAATCAAACGGCTATCCAACAGGCGCTCAATCTTGGGCGGCTTGTAACGCTGACGACGCCCGGAACCTATGCGGTACGCGGGGACTCGTTCACCTACGAATCGAGTTCAAGCATCCTCATAGGCCCGGGCGTTAGTTTTACCATCGAGGGGAGTTCGGTTGCCCTCTATTCGCTAGAACCCATTCGGGTTAGCAATGCGGATATTGTCCCATTCGCGGACATGTCGGCCGGCGGCATGGTGCCGATGCCTTCCGGGCGTCTGCACATCATCGAGGACTCGCCGCTAGACCTCTCCGGGCTGCGGGCGAGCGCGGTGCCTGCGGGCAGCAACGGGCGCATCCGCATCCACAGCACGGACACGACCAAGTTGGCGGAAGCGAACACGCCGACGACGGCCGTCAAGTTGTTCATCGCGACCTGGGCGCCGGATATCTCGGAAGCGCCTCTGCCGGAAGACAAGGCGCGCATTACGCGCGGCGTGGAGTACCTGGCGCGCTGCGGTTTCAACGCGCTGCGCGTCCATGGTCCGGAATACTGGATCATGGCCGGCACGTCGCAGGAACTCGAATTCCCGGTGGCGCGGCTGGATCAACTGGATTGGCTGCTGGCCGAGTGCAAGCGCGTCGGGCTGTACTGGATCATCAACCCGCGCCAGCCCGAGTTGTATCAGGCGGGGCCGTCGCGCTTCGCGATGCCGGTCTCGGCCAAGAACTACAAAGAGCGGATCTTCACGCAGCAGAACGCGCGGGATAACTGGCGCGCGGGCTTTAACCTGCTCTACAACCGGGTGAACAAGTACACCGGCATCAACATGCTGCAGGACCCGGCGTTGTTTCTCGTCGAGTGCCTGAACGAGTGCAGCGCACAGCAGACCGCGCAGGTGGCGTGGCCGACGACGTGGAGCACGCGGGACAGCACGCAGGGCACGGGCGCGAAGACGTGGACGGAATGGCTTGCTGATTCGACGCAGGCGCACGGGTACGCGAACCTCGCTGCGGTGAACTCGTCGTGGGGCACGGCCTACGGGAGCTTCGCGGCCATCCCCGAGCCGAGCGGCTCCGAACTCCCGGGCCTGAGCATTACCAGCACGCAACGCGCCATCGATGTCGTGCTGTACATCAGCTATCTGGATGACCAGCTTGCGACGTATTTCGATGGCGAGATGACTTACTTCGGGTACTCGGGGCTGTACTGCTCGATCATCGCGTTCCCGAATGCCGTCGTGATGCGCAACGCGGCGAAGTCCTCGGCCAACAAGGTCGTCAACCTTCACAACTACACGTTCCTGTCGACCACGCCGGCGGTCAACGCGACGCTTCAGAGCAGCGCGACGAACTCGCCGATCTGGAACTACGAATCGTGGGTGTACACGGCGGGCATCTACACCACCAGCAAGCCGAGCTATGCGGGCGAATACGGGTGGCCGTATTGGGGCGTGTACCGCAATCAGTACCCGATGCTTGCGGCCTTTCTGGCATTGCAGGGCGCCTCCTCGGCGAGCCTGTTCTATCAAGGCAACTTCTTCGCCGACACGTACGACGCCAACGCGGGCTTCCGTCTGTCGGCGCTGTACCCGCTGTCAGGGCATGGCGACCCGGTGTGCGAGTTCGTGCATGCCGTGATGTTCTTCGCGCTCATGCGGGGCGACGTGACCGAAGCAACGGTGACGAAGTCGCTGACGCTGAACGACCGCTATTACGGGATCAACCCGCGCGACACGACCCGCGTCTTCCGGTCGTTCTACAACCTGTTCTTGCCGGTGCAGTTGTACGGCGGGCTGACGAAGACCCGCATCAACTGGACCTCCAGCACGTCGGATGACTCGCTCGCCGTCACCGAAAACACGAAGTCATGGGCAACGATCTGTTCGGACATGCTGACCGCCACGGCGATCACGTCGGATAACGCGGCCTATGTCAGCAGTCAGGCGAACAACGGCAGCATCGTATCGGTGACGACGTCCGGAACGGTGGGCAGCGTGACGGCGTCGTTGACGCAACCGGTGATCGAAGTCAGCAGCAACACGCTGGCGAACGGCGACGCGATCCACATCCCGAGCATCACCGGCTCTCCCGGCACGTGGCCCGGCGGGAACCTGCGCGGGACGAAGGCGACGATCCTGCAAACGGGCGTCGCCAACAAGATTCAAATCACATCGGGCCTGGACCTCACGGCGGCACTCAGCGGCGCGAACTTCTCGTCTGGCACGTGGAGCGAGCTTGCCAACGAGATGATGTCGGGGTCGAAAGAGTTGTACGTCTCCCGGCGCAACAAGATATGCCTAATCAACACGTCAAAGCTCAAGTATTTCGCGGACGGCGGGGCGAGCGGCATCTACCCCTATAGCACGTGGTTCACCAATCTTGTCGTGGAGTCCTGCTCAACAAACGCGGCGCTGTTCATCGCCTCGCTCGATGGGCTCCCGCTGACCACGTCCACCAGCATGCTGATTGGGCTTGTCGGAAATACGCTGAACTTCGGCACCACGTTTACCGACGCCACAAAGACCACGCTTGCAACCGTTGGCACGTTCCCGATTGTGCAAGACCCGGCAACGGCGACGATATCCCTGACGCGGACCTCCTACGGGCGTTTTGTCATCAAGGCACTGCGTCGTGACGGCTCTGCGGTCATGCAGGGGCGTCCGGGCATCACGGATAGCAAGTTGCGCATTGCGCTGGATGTAGAGGCCCACAACGCCAATTTTTGGCACTTGGAAAGAACGGAGGTTGTATGAGCGACATGAAGCAGGCGCCGAAGCGTTACGGCATGGGCATGGCGGATAACATGATCGAGCCGCATCCGAGCTGGAACGGTCGCGAGTGCATCAGGCTCGCGCCTGGGGGTCATTCGATTTCTTGACGAGCAGTCGCCGAAATATCACCTGATTGCGGAATGGAGGTTGACCGAAGCATGACATGGCGCATTGACGGCCCCACCGGGGCAGAGTCGGCAAAAATCCGCTGGGAACTCGTGCCCTACACGCAGGGGCGCGGTCTCGACCTCGGCTGCGGTGCGTGGAAGGCGTTTCGGCACTTCATCGGGCTGGATAGCAACGTAGACGAGAAACTGTTCGGCATGCGCGCAACCGCTGCCGACATGATCGTGCCGACGTGCGAACGTCTCGACCTGTTCGCTGATGCGTCGATGGACTTTGTCTTCTCCTCGCATCTGCTGGAGCACATCGAAGATCATCGCGCCGCACTTGCGGAGTGGTGGCGCGTGGTGAAGGTCGGCGGGCATCTGGTGCTCTACCTGCCGCACCGTGACCACTATCCGAACGTCGGCACCTACGGCGCGAATCCGGACCATAAGCACGATTTCCTCCCTGACGACATTCTCGACGCCATGCGCGGTGTCGGCGGCTGGGATCTTCTACGCAACGAAGAACGCAGCGGCGGGGACGAGTATTCATTCTTCCAAGTCTTCCGCAAGCGCGACGACCTGAAGCAGGTTTACAGCCTGCCGGTGCGCCCGAAGAAGTCGGCGGCGGTGGTGCGCTATGGCGGGATCGGGGACATGCTCCAAGCCGCGAGCGTGCTGCCGGGGCTGAAGGCGCAGGGGCATCACGTCACGGTCTACACGACCGAACTCGGGCGCGAGATTCTGAAGCACGACCCGCATATCGACGCCTTTTACATCCAAGGCACGGACCAAGTGCCTAACGAGGAACTCGGATCGTTCTTCGAACACGAGGCGAAGAAATACGACCGCTGGGTCAACCTCTGCGAGAGCGTCGAGGGCTCGCTCCTGGCGCTGCCCGGTCGTGCGATGTACTCATGGCCGCACGAAGCCCGTCACAAGCTGCTGAACGCGAATTACGCGGCCGTCACGCATGATCTAGCACAAGTGCCGCACAAGTTCGCTGCGCGCTTCTACGCGAGCCCGGGAGAGCGTGCATGGGCGCAGGCCGAGCGCGCGAAGATCAAGGGCCGGGTTATCTGCTGGTCGCTGTCCGGATCGAGCGTGCACAAGGCGTGGCCATGGACGGACACGATCATTGCGCGGCTGATGGTCAAGCAACCTGACACGCACGTCGTCCTGATGGGCGATGCGTTGTGCCAGATGCTCGAAGAGGGGTGGACGCATGAGCCGCGCGTGCATTGCCGCTCCGGCAAGTGGACGGTGCGCCAGTCGCTCGCGTTCGCCGAACAGGCTGATATGGTCATCGGCCCGGAAACCGGCCTGCTGAACGCGGTTGGCATGCTGCACATGCCGAAGATCGTGATGCTTTCGCACAGCAGCCGCGAGAACCTGACGAAGCATTGGAACAACACCGTGGCGCTAGAACCGCAGGGCGTGTCGTGCTTTCCGTGTCACAAGATGCACTACGGCTGGGCCGGTTGTCAGAAGAACGAAGAAAGCAGCGCGGCGCAGTGCCAGCACAACATTTCCGCCGATCAGGTTTGGCAGATTCTTGAACGCAAGTTGAAGGTGGCAGCGTGAGCACAAGCGGCAGCGTCAACTTCTCGCAGAATCGTGACCAGATCATCACGCGCGCACTCAACATTCTCGACATCGTCGGCATCGGGCGCACGCCGTCTGCGACCCAAATCAGTCACGCGGCCGACGTGCTGAACATGCTCATCAAGTCGTGGCAGGGTCAGACGGACTTCGCGCGCGGGCTGAAGGTGTGGGCACGCAAGCGCGGGTATCTGTTCCTGCAAACCGGGCAGCACGAATACACGTTGCCGGGCGACCACTGGACCAATTCCTACGTCACCACGACCACCACAGCAGCCGCCATCAGCGGCGCTAGCACTATCGACATCGCATCCTCGTCCGGCATGACTGCCGGCGATTACCTCGGCGTAGAACTCTCTACAGGGGCTTTGCAATGGACAACTATCAGCGGCGCACCATCGACAACGCTAACCCTTGCGGCGTCGCTAACTGCGAATGTGGCGAGTGGGGCGCGTGTGTTTGCGTACACGACGCGCGCGACGCGGCCGCTTTCGTTGCTTGCTGCTGTGCGGCGGGACGTGCGCGGGACCGACTCGCCGATGGAGATGCTGCGAACGGTGACGACGTATGAAGCAATCGCGGGCAAAAGCGCATCGGGCACGCCGGGCGTTGTTTTTTACGAACCGACGTTGCCCGCCGGCTGGTTATCGCTGGACACGGAACCAATTGACGCCACCGACGTTCTCCGGCTGACCTACGTCCGCCCGCTGGAAGACGTGGACGCGAGCACGGACGATCTCGACTATCCGCAAGAGTGGTTCTCTCCGCTGGCGCTCGGCCTCGCGCGACAGATCGCCTTGGACTACGGCGCGACGTGGGGACAGCAGCATGAAATGTTGTACAAAGAGGCGTTGCTAGTCGCGCAGCAGGCGAATCCGGAAGTCTCCGACGCCTACTTCGAGCCGGGTCGCGAGTAATGCTGATTCCGCTGTTCGGCAAGTCGATCCTTTCGAAGTCTGCGAACGTCACGGCGCAATCGCGCGTCAATCTGTACGTCGAGATTCCGGCCGACCAAGACCGATCCCCGATCATCCTCTACCCGACGCCGGGCCTGACGCTCTTCGCTGACCTCACCGGCAACCCGATTCGGGGCATGTACTCGCGCGGTACGTCGTTGTTCGTGGTGCAGCAGGCGGCGTTGTTCGAAATCTCGACCTCGGGTGTCGCAACCAATCGCGGCACGATCGGCAGCAACACGGGCCGTGTGTGCATGACGGACAACGGCACGCAACTGTTCTTCGTCGATGGTCAAAAGGCGTACACCTACACCTACGCAACGACGACGCTTGCGGAAGTGTCGGATGCTGACTTCCCGGACGGTGCGACGACCTGCACGGATCTTGATGGGTACTTCATCGTCGAAGAAAACGGCACGCAGCGTTTCTATATCTCGGCGGTCGATGACGGCACGTCATGGGATGCGCTCGAATTCGACACGGCGGACCAGAACCCGGACGACATCGTCCGCGTCTTTGGTGACCATGGAGAACTCCTCGTGTTCGGTGATGCGTCAACGGAGTTTTGGGCGAGCAGCGGCGCGACGGATTTCCCTTTCTCGCGGCTGACCTCGATCGAAACGGGCCTCGCTGCAAAGTGGTCCGTGGCGAAGTTTGAAACGTCGGTGATGTTCCTCGCGAAAAACCGGCTCGGCAACGTCCAGGTGGTGCTTCTGAACGGTTACACGCCGATGCCGGTGAGCACTCCGGACCTCGATACGCTGCTGAACCAGTACGAAACGACAAACGACGCGGTGGCGTTCAGCTATCGCGAGAACGGACACACGTTCTACCAACTGACCTTTCCGGCCGAAGAAAAATCATGGCTCTACGACGGCACGTCCGGTACGTGGAGCGAATTGCAGTCGGACGGCACGCGGCACATTGCCGACATTGGCGAACATTTCAACGGCAAGACGTATGTGTCGGATCACGAGTCCGCGCGCGTCTACCTGCTGGACCCGAACACGTACACCGAGAACGGCACCGGCATCACGCGGCAATTCGTCGGGCGGCACGTCTTCAAGGAAGACCGGCAGAGCATCAGTTCTTTCTGGCTGGACATGGAGACGGGCGTCGGTCTCGCGACCGGGCAGGGCAGCGATCCGCAGGCCGTGCTTCGCTACTCTACCGACGGCGGGCATTCGTGGAGCAACGAGCTTCTAGCGCCCATCGGGGCAGTCGGCGAATACGACACTCGCGTCATCTGGCACCGGCTCGGCCGTGCGCGGGATTTCACCTTTGAAGTCACCGTGACCGACCCCGTGAAGACCGTTTTCGTGAACGGTTTCATCAAGACTTCCTGATGTCTCTTTTCGAGCTACCCGCCTCCGGTGCTGTGAGCGCGGAGGACGGGCCGACTCGTCCGTGGTTCCCGTGGTTCCGCAAGGTCACCGACACATGCAACAGCGTGCGGCAGAGCGGCACCACGGCGCAGCGGCCGACGAAAGGGCTATGGACCGGCCGCCCCTACTTCGATACGACGCTTGGCAAGCCCATCTGGTACGAGGGTCCGGGCTGGGTGGACGCGACGGGCGGTGCGGTCTGACGCGCTGCGCCTCGTCTATGAGGCGTGCAAAGAACGGTGCCCGATGTCGTTCGATCGTTTCGCTGCTGCTTTCGATGGCTGGCGCGTAATTCCGGTCGAACGTGACGGCGAGATTGTCGCAACGATCATGACGCGCGGGGACGAAATCCACTGCGCGACCAAAACGCCCGGCAAGTGGATCACGCGAAAGCTTATCCGCGAAGTACTCGGCGAAATTCTCGATACGCACGGCATCTGCACGACGCTTGTCATGGCTGACAACGCGGCGGGGCATGCCTTTGTGCAACGGCTCGGATTCACGCGAACCCGTGACGGTGAAATGGTGCGGTACGAACTAAGGAAACCCCGGCATGTTTGAAAAACACTACATGAGTCGTGCGGAAACGCGCGCGATGGCGTCCGATCACCCGATCGGAGACCCGACCGGGGGCGCGTTTTACGGCGAACGTAATGACCCGGTCACTGCGACGGTTGCTGCCGTTGGCAGCTCGCTAGGGAGCGGAATTCTCGGCTCGCGCGCATCGAAGAAAGCGGCCGAGATCCAATCCGGCGCAGCCGATCGCGCGACGCAAATGCAGTACGACATGAACGACCGGGCGCGTGCGGACTCGATGCCGTGGCTCGAAGCCGGTCGCGAAAGTCTCGGCACGCTGCGCAGCATGACGCAACCAGGTGGTGAGTTTTCGCGCGCCTTGAGCGTTGGCGACGTGCAGAACGAACCCGGCTATCAGTTCGGCATGCAGCAGGGCCTCACCGGCACCGCGCGCCAGCTTGCAAAAATGCAGGGCCGCAACGGTGGCGCGACGTTGAAGGCGTTGACTCGCTTCGGCACGGACTACGGCGCGACGAAATATAACGACGCGTGGAACCGCGCGAATGCCGATCGAGGCTTCCGCTACAACGCGCTTGCGAACCTCTCCGGCACTGGACAGCAGGCCGTGAACCAGATCACGAGTACGGGCATGAACGCGGCCAACAACGCTGGCAACCTGACGACCTCGGGCGGCGCGGCGCGTGCTGCGGGCCTCGTGGGGAGCGCGAACGCAATCGGGAACGGCATCACGGGCGCGGGGAATTCGCTGCTGCAATACCAGATGTTCAACAAGCTATTTCCGAATGACGGCACCGCAGGAAACATCGCGAAGGGTAACGCCCTGATGGCCGGCTACGGTGGCGGTCAAGACATTTACTCTTTCTAAGGCGCACACGATGCCGCTCGATCCGAACATCGCGCTACAGGTAGGCCAGCCCGTTCAACCGCTCGATCCGATGAAGGCTTACGGGCAGGTTTTGACGCTGAAAAATCTGATGGACCAGCAGCGCATGCAAGGGCTGCAACTTGAGAAAGCGCAGCGCGACGAGGCCGACGCGCGCGGGCTGCGCAGTGCCTATGCCGTCACGCCGGATGGGCAGATCGACGAACATGCGACGACGCGGAACCTCGTGGCCGGCGGCTTCGGCCCGCAGGCGGTCGATTTCCGACACAAGACGCAGATTGACAGGTCGGCGGCGTCGAAGGCTGAGCGCGATGCTGAGAAGGCGCGTCTTGATATGCTTGGCAAGCAGATTGAACTTGTCGCGCAAGGGCTCGGCGCACTTCCTGAAAACCCGACATACGAACAAGCCGTGCAAGTAAGCCGGTGGCTGAACGGGAAGGGCGTTCCGCACAACGAGAAAGAGATTCCGCAAGACCCGTCGCAATTGCCGGCTTACATCGAACAGCAGCGAATGACTGCGGTGACGGCGCAACAGCAACTTGCCGAACTCGCTCCCAAAAGCCAACTTGGGCAACTATTGCGAGATCAACGGCGCGAACAAGCGCGCACAGCCGCAATCAGTCAATCGGCCGTCACCGGCGAAGCATCTGTCGACGCGAATGGGAACCTTGTAGCACCGACAGTGAATATTTCGGCGCCCCCGGACCCTTATGCGGCGGCCGTCGCCCGCGAGACCTACGGACCGGCGGATGCGAAGTTCCGATACGGACCCGGCGGGAAGGTTGAACCGAATCTGCCGGTTCAGGAATACGGGCTAAAGCTCGCGAAGGCCGGCGCGACTAGCGTCAACGTCCAGAACAACGCCGTCCCGCTCGGCAAGGCAGCAGAGACCAAAGTTGACGAAGGACTCCTAGACACGTCCGCAACGCTGATGCGCCTGAACGGCATCCGCAAGCAGTACAAGCCGGAATGGAGTGAATTTAGTACGCAGGCCGGGATGAAACTGAACCAGCTTGGCGAGAAGTATCTTGGTATCAAGGTAGCGCCAGCTGCACAGCAGAAGTTCAGGCAATACACGCAATGGCGGCAGAAGGCCAAGAACAACATGAACCTTACTATCCAATCGTTGACGGGCGCGGCGATGGGGAAAGAAGAGGCGGAAAGAATTATCGCGACGCTGCCGAGCGACGACGATTCACCGACTGAGTTTCAGGCGAAACTCGACGGCGCGGAAGAGCAAACGAAGATGGCGCTTGCCCGTTTCACATACATCAAGCGCAATCGCGGCATGAGCATTGCCGACGTTCCGCTCGAAGCCATGCCGGAAGTCATGCGCGCGCGCGACCGGGAAATTGAGGGCGAAGTGTTGCGCCGTTATCCGAACATGGACCAGGCCGAACGCAATGACCTCATCAAGCGGCAACTGGCGCAAGAATTCGGGTTGATCGGCAAATGAGCGACCGCGTAGACGAACTATTGGGCGCGTCGCCCGCGCAGCCGCAGACGCAACCGGCACAATCTTCTGGTCCGGATCGCGTCGACGAACTGCTCGGCCCGTCCGTCGTGAAGCGCGGCAAGTATTCCGATTCGGT